ACAACCGGTTCTAAAGCGAAGCGAATGAAGCTTGCTTCTACCAAAAAAGGTATTGAGAATTTTCTCACTGGTTCGCTTTTGGAAGTAAGACCGATGTCCATAGCAAAGCTTCAGGGATTACGTCCTAAAATTTCCACAGTGGACGAGTGGTTATCAGGAGACACGAGAGAAGATGTTGTTGGTGCTCTTGAACAAGGTGCATCGAAGCTGGATGACTACATTATCGTTGCTACGAGTTCTGAGGGAACTGTAAGAAACGGAGCAGGCGATACCATCAAAATGGAGTTACTGGACATCCTCAAAGGGGAGTATGTTAATCCACATGTGTCTATTTGGTGGTATAAATTGGATTCCATTGATGAAGTTGGAAATCCAGATATGTGGTTAAAGGCAAATCCCAATATCGGTAAAACAGTAAGCTATGAAACATATCAGCTTGATGTGGAGAGAGCTGAAAAATCTCCCGCCGCGAGAAACGATATTTTGGCAAAAAGATTTGGTTTACCGATGGAAGGTTATACCTATTATTTTACATATGAAGAAACACTTCTTCATAAAAAGAGAAGTTATTGGCAGATGCCGTGTTCTTTGGGCATTGATCTATCACAAGGTGATGACTTCTGTGCTTTTACATTTTTATTTCCATTATCAAATGGTTCTTTTGGAATCAAAACCAGAAACTACATTTCTTCATCAACTCTGATGAAACTTCCAGCAGCAATGAGAATTAAATACGATCAGTTTATGGAAGAAGGGAGCTTGATTGTTCTTGAAGGCACCGTTCTCGATATGATGGAAGTGTATGAGGACTTGGATAATCATATCACTGAATTTGGATACGATGTTCGATGTCTGGGATATGACCCGTATAACGCAAAGGAATTTATTGAGCGATGGTCTTCTGAAAACGGACCGTTTGGAATTGAAAAAGTGATACAGGGAGCTAAAACAGAATCCGTTCCATTGGGAGAGTTAAAGAAACTTTCAGAGGAGCGGATGCTTCTGTTTGATGAAGAACTTATGACTTTTGCGATGGGGAATTGTATTGTCATGGAAGACACGAATGGAAATAGAAAATTATTGAAAAAGAGATACGACGCAAAGATTGATGCCGTAGCAGCGATGATGGATGCGTTCGTTGCTTTTAAATTAAATCGAGATGCTTTTGAATAAGGAGGTGACGAATTCAAAATGGAAGTTACAATTGGTTCCAGGATTAAACATGCCTGGAACGCTTTTTTAAACAGAGATCCAACAAGTTACTATAGAGACATAGGAGTTGGATATTCATACAGACCAGATCGTCCGAGGCTTACAAGAGGTAATGAGAGATCTATTGTTACTTCTGTATATAATCGGATTGCGTTGGATTGTGCTTCAATCAGTATTCAGCATGTTCGTTTGGATGATTCGGAAAGATTTCTTGAAAAAATTTCATCGGGATTGAATGATTGTTTAAATCTATCAGCCAATATTGATCAGACTGGTAGGGCTTTTCTTCAAGATATTGTTTTGTCAATGCTTGATGAAGGATGTGTAGCGATTGTTCCGGTAGATACTGATGACGATCCGGATATTACCGGTTCGTATAAAATCGAATCGATGAGAACTGGAAAAATTATAGAATGGTTTCCGAGTCATGTTAAGGTGAGGGTCTATAACGAGCGAACAGGGTTAAAGGAAGATATTGTAGTCCCTAAAGACACAATAGCAATTATCGAAAATCCGCTTTATGCAGTTATTAACGAGCCCAATTCAACCATGCAGCGTTTGATAAGGAAGTTGAATTTGTTGGATGTTGTTGATGAGCAAAGCAGTTCGGGAAAACTTGATTTGATTATTCAGCTTCCCTATGTAATAAAAACAGAAGCAAGGCGTCAACAGGCTGAGAAGAGGCGTGTCGAGATCGAGCGTCAGTTGGCCGGTTCTAAATATGGTATCGCATATACCGACGGTACGGAACGGATCACACAGTTGAATCGTTCTGTGGAAAATAATCTAATGAAGCAGATTGAATACTTGACGAGTATGCTTTATAGCCAGTTGGGTATCACTCAGAGTATATTGGATGGTTCCGCAGACGAGAAAACCATGTTGAATTATTATAACCGTACCATCGAACCGATTATTGCAGCTATCGTTGACGAATTAAAACGTAAGTTCCTTACTAAAACAGCCGGGTCTCAAAAGCAATCGATTCTGTTCTTCCGTGACCCCTTCAAACTTGTACCAGTAGCTGATCTGTCAGAAATTGCTGACAAATTCACAAGAAATGAGATTATGACATCAAATGAAATTCGCCAGATTATTGGTATGAAACCGTCTGATGATCCAAAAGCTGATGAGCTCAAGAATAGCAATATCAGCGAGGCCAAATCTGAGCCTTCAAATGGTAGTTACGATGTCGAACCCAACGAAAGTGATGCTGGAGCCGATTATGACAGCATAGTGAACGAGCTGCTTGACGGTCTTGAAAAGGAGATTGATGAAATTATAGGAAGCTATGTTTCGGATGATGAGGAGGAGCCCTAATGGATATTAACGAACCTCTTCAACACTATGCGTCTCCTTATTACGACCCAGTGAAAGCTCATGAATATTATATGAGAACCAGAGAACTCAAAGGGCGACGTTCCACAACAAAGCTTAATGATGAGGGAAAGAAAGTCTGGGCTTATACAAAAAATGAGATTTCTGGTAAGAAGAAGGAAAAGGTAAAAGAAGAACAGGAAAAACGGAAACAAAAAATTGCTGAGCTGAGAGCAAAAGCCAAGGTGACCCGAGAGCAGATCTCAGCTAAATTAAAGGAACTGAATGCTCAGCTTACCGAGGAATCTTCGTCGAGAAGGAGTAGGGTTGATTCTCGTAAAAATCTGATTTGGAGGATATTGGAGAAGAAGCAGAAGACCAGAAAGAGCGTATCGATGAAAAGAAGAATACCGAGATTGAACGCTTAATGGCAATAGAAATTCCATCCGGGTTATCCAAAGAAGAAAGGGCAAAGCGAGTAGCGGAGCGAAATGAGAAAATCGCAAAGCTTCGTGATGATGCCAGCGAGGATAAATCTAAGGTGAGTGAGCAGGCGAAAGCTGAAAAAGAAGAGGTGAGAACTTCCGCAAGTCGTAAGAAGAAACGAATTACTGAAGACACCAAAGAAGAAAGGGCTGATAATTCTGCGAATGCTAAATCAGAAAGAGAAAAAGTTAGTGCAGAGTTAAAGGCTGCCGTTACCGCTGCAAGGGAAGCTTATAAAGCAGCAAAAGAAAATCTTGATGCCACTTATGAAGATCTTTATCAGCAAGAGTTTGATAAGATAGCTTCCGAATATAAAGCAGTAAAGAAGAGGAAACGGAGGAAGTAGAAATAGCTTTCGCACAATACTGATAGAAGGAGTGATTTTCAAAATGGAGAAATATGATTTTAGTGGCTGGGCTACTAGAAACGATCTTCTTTGTGTTGATGGTCGAACCATCAAAAAAGATGCGTTTAAAAACCAGAATGGAAAAACCGTTCCGCTGGTTTGGGGGCACACCCATTCCGATCCTAATCGCGTGCTCGGTCATGCGGTTTTGGAAAATCGTGACGAGGGTGTTTACGCTTATTGTAGTTTCAATGACAGTGAATCTGGACTTGCTGCAAAGAAATTAGTGAAGCATGGAGATGTTCGTTCACTTTCCATTTGTGCCGGTCAACTTAAACAGGCAGGAGCAAATGTAGTACATGGCGTTATTTATGAATTGAGCCTTGTTCTGGCTGGAGCTAATCCAGGCGCATTCATTGATTCTGTCATGGAGCATGGTGACGCTTCGGAAGATCGCATGATTATTGGATATGATGAGAATATCATGATTTATCATTCTGCGGATGAAAAAGAAGAGAAGTCCGAAACGCAGGAAGGTAAAACTTCTGAAGAGAAAACGGAAGAAGATGAAGAAACAGTTGAGCAGATATTTGATACGCTCAGCGAAAAGCAGAAAAATGTAATCTATGCAATGTTCGGACAGGCTTTCGGGGAACCGGATAAGCCCGAAGATAAAAACGATGATTCTAAAGGAGGAAAAACCGAAATGAAGCATAATGTGTTTGACAATGAAAAGAAAAACGAAACGGGTGGCTTTCTGGCTCATTCTGCCCAGGAGGATATTATCAAAATGGCAAAGACCAGTCAGGTTGGCACTTTCCAGACTGCACTTGAGATTTATGCAGAGCAGAATGGTTTTCAG